GTCCGTGATGTACTTGGACCATCTCGAGTTGATGCTCCCCCTCGCAATGTGTGCGAGAAGCGCGTTTGATTACGCGCCAGAGCCGGTTGACTCTCGGTAAAACACAACCCCCCGGTTAAAGGGGACCTCTCACTGTCAGCATGACAGCCCCCGCTGTGTATCGGCGGTAGACGCGTGTGGCAACGCGCCCCAGGCCAGTAGACCTGTAGGTTCTGAGTACCATAACTCCCGGGGTGTTGAGCCCTCCGGTGCCCCCCTCTATCTCATGGGGTTGAGTGGCATGTTAACGTCTTGCCAGACGGGCAGTTAACGTCTTTCCCGACGTTCAAGGGGGTAGCCCCCCCTGAATTGTGTGCCCATCACATCAAACGACACAGTGGTAAAACTGCTGTGCCTGCACTGGGTAGTGTGCATAATTTCCTTTTGGGAGGAGTTTCCCACACCCTTTGGGTGTCAAGCAACGACTCACTTTCAAGGGTGAGTGCGAGAACAATCACGCGGGGGTGAAAATCACGCGACACGTCGGTTCGAGAATTCGAACGACCGTTCCTGCTGCGACTGTGAGCGAGGCGTGGAACGCAAACCACGTGGGCTGGTCTGCCTCGATGTACACAACAAGGAAGTTGTTGTCCGTCCGATTGATCGCATCAACCGGGGCATCCGTGTAGTAACTGGTGAAACCGGAGCCGTAGAGTCTGAAAGACTTCGCGGCGGGCAACTCCGTGCTCCTCTCGAAGTCCGCCACCACAGGATCTGGATACACGCCAACATCGGCGTTGTACCAGTCACCGTAGTATTCGGCGGAGGCCGCTCCGAGAGCGGCCTGCCACAGGCAGTTGTGCTGGAGCTCAACCTTGTATCGACCCCTGGGTATGTACCACACCCCCTGAATGGGGGCGGAGTGACCCATGGTCGTCATGGATTGAAGTCCCAACGTATTGAGTGTGGACCTAGAGGCTGACGGGGCAGCCGGGTTCTGGGGCTCCAGGTTGATTAGGACTGGTGCCCCCCCGATCACGGACTGAGGGCCGGCGAGCGAGCCCATCGTCACAAGGGACGAGATTTGCTCGTGTTCGTCGACCGCTTCTTTCTCCTCGAACAGTTCGACGTCGTAGTGACACCAGAGAGCGCCTCCCTTGGAAGGCGTGGTTTCTGGGCCATTGGATGACGCGATGAACAGCTGGCCGCTGTCGAACATTTTGGGGTCGCCCGCTTCGAGCCCCGTGCGCACGTACTTGGTGTCGTGCTCGTCTCCATAAGTCATGGAGGCGGGGTCAAAGTGGACGCAAAAGTCGTTGTAGACTGCCGTTTGAGCGGCGCCCACGTAAGCGGACAGTTGCTCTTCAGTTGCGGGGAGCGGATCTTGGACGTTCGGCGCTGGGGCCATGAAGACCGAACCGTTGTTGACAGTCCCGATCGTAGGCACGTACTCCCACACGAGCTCACCGAAGGTGTAGCCCGTGTAGGCTTCCGCGAGTTGCGAGAGCCATGGGTAGACAGATGCTAGACCGGGGTTGATCGCCAGAGCGGCGACTTCAAACGCGGTGTCGACGGCGGCAACGAAGAAGTCTTGGACGAGTTCGCTGTGCCGTACGCGGGTTCCCGGATTTCCGTACTCGTCAACAATGTCGAATACTTCGGGAGCGCGTGTCGTCGTGACAGCTGCGTGCGCGGCGGGGATCTCGCCGTTGGAACGGGCGAGGGCGCGGGCGCCTGCATTGGTCGAGGCGAAATACGAGGGGAGACTGGCTCCCGCTCGAAGAACGCGACCCGTTCTTGGATGGATAACGGGTCCCCGTCCGCTAGTGCGCGTGGAGGCGACTGCGGGACAGGCACGATACGTGTGCAGGTTGGACAGCTGGCTGACGTCGTGATTGAGGTTTGGCTTGCCATGTCGCTTGCGGGCTGAAGTTCCTCCCAGTCCGCCCACGGATTGGATCCGCAGGACGGGCTTGGGGGGCCATCCACGAGGTAGGACTCGCTTGCCCGAAGAGGCGCCGGGGTCGACGCTGGTTCGTTTTGCCTCAAGTACTCCAGAGCGATCTGCGATGGGCGCAGGACCGGATAGAGCACCTTTGTGCTTGTGTTTGTCCTTTCGGACGCTTGGTTGCTTGGGGTTGGCGCGCTGTTGTTGCATATAGCGCGCGTGGTAGAAATACAGAACTTCTTGTCGAAGTTCAAAGCCGGGGTGTCGCCCGGCTCTCCTCGAGGGATTGCGAGTAGGCGAAGCGCACGGCCTCAGCGAGAACTGCCTTCTCCTCGAGGGAGTTGTGGCGCATCTCGTACGCCACTCCGGCAGCCGCTTCCTGGTTGTACGGGGAGGTGGCGATCTTGAAGACCGCTTTCCTCCAGGTAGCCAGAGAGGCTTTCCACACCCCGTCCACCTTGCGGTAGGCGTGGGAGCAGAACTCGAACTCGTCGAGCGTCGTGGTTTCCACCTCTCGGATCGTCAGCCCTAGGGCCGAGTACCTCTCGGTGAGTGCGTCGCCCGAAAGCGAGGTCCATTCGTTGGTATCGTCTCCCATGTAGAAGGCGTGCTCGGACCCGACTGCAAGAGCTGCAGCCGCGCGTGCCATGGAGTTGAACCCCGTGGTGAAGTAGGTGCCCGAGGGCATGATGCCCAAGTTTACCTTGACGTACAAACACCCCCCAGGCATGACCAAAACGCAATGAATTAGCGTCTGGGCGTGCATGGTGATCGCATTGCGCCACCACTGGGGTGGGCGGCGACCCCCGAAGAGGATGGTGCCGATGATTTGGATGCCCATAAGCACGGCGACCCACGAAAAGTGGCCGTCCCAATGCTTGACATCGCTGCGAATTGGCGTTCTTCCGGTACGAGTGCAAATGCGCTCGTGCTCCTCGCCCAACTCTTGGACTTTCTCATCGCTCGTTCCGAGCCCCAACATGATGGGGTTGTGCGGGTAAAGGTCGGTGAGAGAGGTGAAATACCCCCCACACAAGACCTTGGCGACGATCTGGTCAACCAGTCCGCAGGCCCAAACCGTCCGAAAGCGGTTTTCCTGGATCTTGCGAAGCGGGTGGGGCTCCTGCTTCATGCTCGGTGTGACAGGGTCACAGAGACCGTCGAAGACGGCCTGAGCTGGGTAGCTGGAGTAGAATTCCCGCCCCTCGTCAGTGACGGTGGCAAGGGCCATGAGGCGGGAAGCTGCGACTCTGACGATTTCCTCCACTGCTGAAGGGTCGTCGAGAAGTTCGCGGTTGGTGCTGTGCTTGAGCGTGTACGGATAGCCGGGACTGGAGTCCGGGCGGATGGAATCAACGTACTTGGTGACTAGCTCGACAGCTGCTGCCGGTGTAAGAACATCCGGCAGCGGGGTCCCAGTGAACGATGCGAGTGTAGACGCAACCTGCTGGGCCAGGCTAACGTCACTCGCGGAGAGCGGAGCTTTTAGCTCCGCCCAGACTCCTCCGGCGTCGAAGTCGGCTCCTTCGCAGGGGCCTTCTCCGCCGCCGCTCGCTTCGCTGCGAGCGCCTTTTGGCGTTTGGAGTTGGGGTTGGGCGGTGTAGGCCCGGATTTGGTCTTTGCTTGGGAAGGACCAGCCTTGGGTTCCGTCTGCAGCGTCAGGGTAGACGCGAGGCTGGACTCCAGCACCGTGAGGCGCGCCAACAGCCCTGAAATGAGGGCGGGATCGGGGCTCGGTGAAGTGGAGACGGGACGTGGTGTGGCCGAGTTGGGTGGCGACTGCTGTGTAGGTCGCTTTGGTACCGCCGGGGGGCCAGGCTTGGGCACGAAATTCTTCGTCTCCGATAGCAGGGCAATCAGGACGTTTGCCGGCTCCCCTGCTGCTTGTGCTGCTGCAGGAGCCGACGTAGACGGCGCCGGGCAACTCTGATTCGGTACGCTCTCCGTGATTGTACTTGGCACAGACTGAGTGGGCGCCGAGGTGCTGTGGGACCTCGGCGACCGAAAAGTATGGCTGTCGGCGCTGCGAAGCGCCTGCTCAAGGTCGGGAGTCATGGGTTTGAACGCTTCGCGCTCTCCCCTGTGACGCCAGGGATGAGAACCATCCTCGGCCCATTCATCGTAGCCGGGACGATCCCATTTATCGTACGTGCGCACGGGATGCGCGCGGTCGTACGCGTACTCTTCTTCGTCGGAGGATTCCTCCCACTGATCTTGGTCGTCTTCTTGCTTGTGATAGCCAGAGTGACGGCCGCCAACGTGGGATTGGCCGTAAACGGTGAAATCGTCACCATCATGAACAGTGCTGTAGTACTCTTCCTCGAAGATCGTGTCCGGGCCCTCCTCGCGCTCAAGGCGCGCGAGCTCCCTACGATACTCGACCGTGCTCAGCTCCTTGTCAAAGTAGACGCCATTGTGCCAGTAGCCCTCCTGCACCTTGAGGGTGCCGGTGGCAGTGGTTTGGGTCTTGATCTTCAACGAGATCTTCAGGCCGCTGTTGGGCACCTGAAAGAACGGATGGACCATGTAAGGGTACAAGTCCACTCCGTAGTTGAGGTCAACTTCGTTGATGGAACCGAGATGCATAAGCAACTCGCCACCCGAATGGCCGGCCTTGGCGATGTAGCCGCTCGACCCTGGTCCCGTGCTTGCGGAATGCGCGATGGCAAAGGGGGGGAGTTGAGACTTGGTCGCCTTGGGAATCTCTGTGCACGACCCGTTGGCCTTGTAAAGGCTGTTGGACCGCGTGTAGAGCATCGTAACAGTGTTGTTCTGAGTGACTGGGTCAACTCGGGAAATCGCTTTCAGCCCCAACTCGCACATGATGCGATTGCCAATTGGCGTGGTGAGGTCAATTGCGAAAAAGTCGCCGGGCTCGGTGAATTGCAAAACCCGGAACTTGGTCACGTCGATGGACACGTGATTGTCGTTGTTGCACACGTTGATGACGCCGGAGAGAACTCCGTCGACTGTGGTGAGGTCAGGACTAACGACATGGCCGGCAGTCACGAGGAAGTTTCCTATCCTGGTGATGAAACCGACGTGGATGCCCCCGCGCTCAACATGCGCCACGCTTTTGTTA